ACTGATCCATTTTTTTAAGTCGTTCCCGCTCCTGTGCGCGCATTTCGGGGGTTAATGTGTCCGTATAGTTTTTGCGCGTAACTTTGCTGTCCGCGTGGCCCATACTCTTACCCGTTTCTTCAATGGTGGCTCCTTGCCCTTGCCGGCTTGTGCTGTAATTTTTGCGCAAGGTTTTGCAACTAGCCGTAATTTTTATGGGGTCTTTTTCTTTATCCCGAATGCAGGCATTTACTTTTTTTACAAATTTGCCATAAAACTGCGGGAATCCCAGTTGCGTATATGGTTCGCCATATTGGTTTGAAATCAAGTAGGGGCCCTCGCTGCCCAGTTTTTTAATTTCTGCAATAAGGCGTGGCGTAAGTCGGATTTGACGGCGTTTCCAAACCTTTGGATGCCACCGCGTAATGCCGTGCTTGCTGTCTTCTTCGTGTGGTGTAATATCGGCAAAACCGTTTTCCAAATCTAAGTTGTTAATAAGCATATTGGCGATTTCTTCGGGCCGGCAACCGCAGTCAAAGCCCAATAGAACAACCACACGTTCTTTGGTACTACCGTATTTTAAGAGTAGTTCTATTTCTCGGATACTTTGGGTTTTTACTTTTACCTCTGCTACTGGGAGTGCTCGGAAGTTATCTAATATAATATCTTTCATATACCCACGCTCCATAGCCCACATCAGGCTGGCGCGCATACAACCAACGAACTTATTGGGGCCATAATTGTCCGCATCCTTTGCACGCGCTTCATCTTCCAATATTCCACGGGCAAGACGTAGTTTTTGAAGTGTAATATCGGCAAGATAACGGAGCGGGGAAATAAGGCGTTCAGCCTGTTTAAATGCCCACTTGTATTCTGTAATCGTACGTTCTGCCATAGGAACTTTGGATTTTGTTTCCAAGCGGGCCCATTCCTCCCATTTTGTTTTGAAAAAGTCCCATGTTTTTGTTCCATCCCAGTTATCTCGATAGCGGGATTTGATATCTTCCCACCACGCACGTGCTTGTGTTTCGCATTGTTTTTCGGTTCCGTAAAAATCTTTCACAAAACGAATACTGTTAATCTGCTTTTGGCACCGAAAAACACCTTGCCGAATTTCATATAAGTGAATTTTGTCTGACATAAAAACCTCAAAATTTGCAAAAAGGCCCCTACCCCATAAATAGGGGCCGATTCAATAACTTTGTTTTTCTGATTTAATTATTCTTGGCTGAATCGAATTTCAAAGAATTTTTCCTCATTTGGTTTTCCGAAATAATCATAAACTTCATTGGGTAAATCCCAGCCGGTAATTACGCGAATATCCTTAATGCGCCGCGTAAGTGTGCGGCCTGTGTATCCGCGGTGGAACACAACAAAATCACCGCGTTGTAGGCCGTTTAACCGCTTGCGCCAGCCCTCTGTAAATCGGCGGTATTCAGCTGTTTTGCGTCCGACGGATATTTCGTCCCACCAGTGATATGTCAATGTAAGGTGCAAGGTTTTAGGCATTCTTACTCTCCTGTTTCATAAAAACTAAAAAGTGAGTCTTTCCCCGTTGGTGGCCAAAAAGCGGCCGCACTCCGAAAATATGCAAGATTTCGGATAGTTTTACTTGCTCTTCGTTCCACTTAAAGACCAATGTGCCATACGGTTTTAAAACGCGTAAACACTCGTCAAATCCGGCTTTTAAATCAGCCCGCCAGTCAGGGCCCAACTTGCCGTATTTGGCGGCAAGCCAACTTTTCTTACCGGCACGAACAAGGTGCGGCGGGTCAAAAACAACCAAATAAAAGGTGTTATCCTGGTAGGGGATGTGGCGGAAATCGCCTACCACATCCGGCTTTATTTCAAGTTTTCGTCCGTCGCAAAGGGTTTGTTCTACCGTTCGGTTGTCCATAAAAACAACTTTCGGATTTTTTCGGTCAAACCAAAACATCCGCGAACCGCAACAGACGTCAATTATGGGCTTCATTGCTCCTCCCCTGCGCGGCGGTTCCACAGGTTTACCGCTTCATTTCCTTTCCCAGTTACCTCCGCCGAGCAGTTGCAACAACAAACGGATGATAAAACTACGCCGGGCGAACCAAAATGACAGGGTTTTTGATAGTACAAATTTTTACTCCCGCAAAACGGGCACGGTTTTAATTCATTTGTCATATGTATCCTCCAACAGTGCGGGATTTTCGTGGATGTTGCCCACAACTAAAACGCCGCTTTCGTATGGGCAATTATCAATAACCTTTCCGAGCCAAGCATCGCCTGATTCATAGGGCAAAACGAAACACCCATTTTTAAACAGGACCGGCCACCGCATAGGCCCCGCCACCGTATCGTGCTGGATAATATCGCCCTCGTAAATAAGCCGCCCGTTTTTATCCTTGAGGCCTGTGCATTGTTCAGATCTCCCGAATGTAGCATTATCATCAACAAGTAAAGTCCTGGCGACCTCAAAAAAGCCATCTTCACAATGCCAAATTTCAAATCTCTTAAACTTCCCATCAACCCTATAAATCGGGGTTCTAAATCTGAATCTGTCGCTCATAATATCTCCTAATCGCAGTAGGGTTCAAAAACGTAGTATTCAAAAAGACCGTTTCCTTTGTTCCGGAAAGTGTAAAATCCACCGAAATACAATCCCATATCGGAGGCTGCTTTTTTGCGATTCTCCTGCCATTTATCTTCTGTCGTGTGGCAGGGACGCAAAACCTCGGTGCAGAATCTTTCAACGAGTTCCTCGCATAAGTCGCTTTCAATTTCAAAGCGATAATGGCTGTCGCCATAACGGTGTTCCTGCCCCGCTTGGGTTTGTTTAATTTTGATGTATCTTTCTTGGGTCATAGTTTTACCTCTAAATTTTCTGTATGGGGGCGCAATCGCGCGCCCCCTTGTGCTTGTTAGTTATTTTTCTTCTTTTTGCCAAGCTTCTTCGGCTTTTTGGCGGCAGTCTGCTTCTAATGCTTGATAATCTACGCCGGCCAATTCACAAATGTTTTCTTCAAAGTTCCAACTGGAAAGGTTTCTGTCGGCTGCAAGTATGGTAAGGATTTGTTCGCCAGACAGTTTTTTAAACGATTCTAACGACAAGTCTTTCATACCGAATAACTTGCAAATAAACTCTTGTTGTTTATCGTCCGCGTACCTAAACGGCAATGCGTCTTCAAGTTCTTGATTTGTCGGTTGATATTTGAAAAGCGGCAATGATTTCCACACAAGTTGCTCCGTCTTTTCGCGGATAAATTGCTCTTTTCCGTTTTCTTCTTCCGCAGGTTCTTCTTCGTCATCTGTTCCTCGTAAATCAGCAAGCCACGAGGTAGATTCTTTTTCAATGGCAAATATACGGATAGAGGCATCTTTCTTATCCACTCCGATACCGAAATATGCCGGATGGGCGGATATTTCTTTTTCCAATTTATTTATTTCATCTGGATTAAGTACCGGATGGCTGTTAAAGTAACTTTCAGATCCGTATCCGTATTTGTCTTCTTGAAATACAAACCCGTTAAGTTTTGCTTCTTTTTTGGCCTTGACCATTTGTTCTTCCAAAAAAGCGTTGTGCTTTTTATTGAAACACTGCGCGTTGGTGCAACGGCCTTTTTCGATTTCTTCTTCAAACAGGTCTTGCTGATTGCTGCTGTTGTGGAGACAATTCCGGCAGGATGGACAATCTGCATAAGCCGTACTGGTAGGGAAAACGGCTTCTTTAAGCGATTTGCCGAAATGCCACTCCATTTGTTCGGTTACTTCTTTCACGCTTAAACCTTCTTCCAAGATTTCTCCCAACATTTCTTTGCATTCGTCAGCAGTTAAACGGAGCAAATGCCGCGCGTGGCCGCTTGTTATTTGCCCTGCAATTAATGCATCTTGCGCCTCTTGCGGCAACTCTAAAAGCCGGATGGAACGATATACATACGCTTTGCTTTTATTCACGCGGTCGGCCACATCTTCCACTTGGTAATTGCCGCTGTCTAACAATGTTTTAAACGCTTTGGCTTCTTCAATGGGGTTTAAATCCGCGCGGTGCAAATTTTCCAAGGCGGTAACTTCTAACGCTTCTTCTTCGGTCAGATTAAGCAGGCGGTAAGGGATGGTTTTGAGGCCTGCCATTTGGGCGGCGCGGAAACGACGTTCACCGGCAACGAGTATTTTTTGTCCGTTTTCTTCGCGCAAAATTATAGGTTGCAGTACGCCCACTTTGGCGATATTATTTGCTAATTCTTCCAGGCGTTCCTTGTTGAACTCTTTGCGAAAGTTAAACTGCACCGTGATTTCATCCAACGATATTTCGCCGCGTTGCAATTCGGCGAAACTTTGAGATGTTTTTTCTTGGTTTTTCATAATTTCTCCTGTATGGTGTTTAAAAAATGCACGGAACGGAATAAACCCGTTTGATGCCGCCGTGCCGGCGTTTGGTTGCAACTGCGCTTTATAGACGCAGTTGTTTGTTTGCTTCTTCCACTCTTTTGCAAGCGGTGTCAAAGTATTTTTCGTTTATTTCGATTCCAGTACCGCGCAAGCCCAGTTTTTCGCACGCTACAAGCGTAGTGCCGGAACCCATAAACACGTCCAATACGTCGTTTTGTGCCGCGGCCGTCAGCAAAAACTCCAACAGCGCGACGGGTTTTTCTGCGGGGTGGTTTGGCTTGCGTGTGAGCCGCGGGCATTCCACAATGTCGCCCAAGCACCTGTTTGGGATTTTAAAGCCCGCTTGCGTGAACAACGCCACCATTTCGTAGGCAGGTCGGAACCCGCGCATATTTGTTCCCAAATATTTTTTGTTCCAAACCACCAAACTTTCCATCGGCCAACCCAAAAGGCACGACGCCTTGGTAAACGTGGCGACACTCCGCCAGTTCAAGAACGACATTAGTGCCCCGTCGTCTTTGAGTTTTTTTCGCGCCTTGCCAATCCACTCGGCATAGAATACGGCGGCGTTCATATAGTCGCCCCAAGGGTCTATTTTCCCTGTGCCGTCGCTTTTGGTGTTTATCATATACGGCGGATCCGTAAGCACTAACCCATACGATTTATCTGTTAGTAAGTCCATTATTTCCAAAGAATTACCACAGTACAGCGTTTGTTTGCCGATAACTTCTTTTTTCATTGACTATTTTCCTCTTCTTGTTTCTTGCTTTGCGCTTCTGCTGTGCTGCAAAGCGGGCCGCAGGATGCGGCGGAAAACAGTCATAACCTCAAAACTTTAATTTTGGCGCCGGAACGATGTCCGTGCAAAATCCCAACGTGTTAAAACTTGGCCGATACGGTCGTTTATGGCTGCCATTTCGGGGATATTGGCTATCCGCGCGATACATTCCGGGTTGGTCGTCATAGCGAACACGATTTGGTGCGTATACAATCTGTCCACAATTTGAAATACGTTTTGCAGGCGGACGGGGGTGTAATTCTCGCGTCCGTAGTCGTCAAATACGATAAAGTCATACGCTAGTAACTCACAAAGTGTGCGCCGTGCCTGCGCCGCACGGTTGCCGCCAACGCCCTGCTCCATTCTGTCTAACATTTCGGTCATCGTGGTAAACAGCACGCGGCGGCCGCGGTACGCCAACTCTTTACAAATAACGGCGGCAAGCGTGCTTTTTCCATTGCCGTTGGTGCCGGAGAGGAACAGCCCCTTGCTTTGGCGAGGACGGAAACCCTCCACGTAGATTTGCGCATCCGCGGCGTGTTCGCATTCCAAATTTTTGAGCCACCACGGGGCGAAAATCGGCGGCAGATTAAGCGCGGCCACGCGGGCCAGTTTGCGGGCGTGTTCTTCGGCTTGGCGTTGTTTTTCAGCTTCCCGCTCCTCGCAATCACAGGCCGGTTGAAGCATACTGCGAACCTGCCCGCATACTTCGTAGCGGACTTGTTGGTACGGTTTGCCGCAAAAAATGCACTGTTCGCTCATTTGGAACCTCCGAAAATCTCGTCAATTTTGGCCGTGCCGGCCTCTCTTGCCGCCGCCAACGCGGCGCCGGAAGTCTTGGCCGGTGCATAATTGCGCAGGAAGCGGTCGTCATTCAGCCACGCCTGCGCGCCCTTGGCAAATCCGCGCGCCACTTCTTCGCTTGCGGCGTATTCTGCCGCTTTGTCCGTGATTTCCTGCGGCGTTTTACCGGTGCGTTTGACGGCTTGCACAAACGCCGCGCGGGCTTTGTCCTTGTTGCCGATTCTCTGTTTGGGGTATACGGCCCAAAAATCGGCAAAGGGTTCCTTTTCCCCTGCAACCCCTTTTGTTTCTTTTTCTTGTTCTTGTTCCTTTTCTTTTTCTTCAAGGGTATTAATACCCTTTGAATACCCTTTCAATACCCTTACGGTACCCTTTCCGTTTTCCATAACCAAAAGCCCCAGTTTTTCCAATTCTTTGATAATCGGTTTATGCGGCTTGCAGGCTTCGGTAAGTTGCCCGTACTGAAATTCGATAAAGGACGGAATGAAGAACTTGCTTGATTCCAACCACACGATGCGGTCTCCAAAGGCTTTATCCAATGTTTCTTTTTTAACGGGGAATCCTACCGACACGCTAAAAAATTTGGTGGAAAAATCCGCTATTCCGGCCGCGTCGCACGCGTCACAGCAGTACAGCCACAGTACCTTCTCACGTATGCTTAAATCGCCGAACCATTGTTTGGTCCATTTGTCGGTGTCTGTAAACCTCTTTCCCATAGTCGCCTCAACTTTCTAGAAATTCCTGCCAATGATTCTGAAACTCTTCCAACGTGTAAGACACGGCCCCGTAAGCCCCCAGTTTTCGCGCTTCTTCCAAAAAGGCCAACTGGCTTTCCGTAGGTTTGCCCGCGGGGGTATTTATAACGCGTTTGCCGGTCTTTTCGCTAGTTTTGTAGGTGGCAGGCCGTTTCTGCTCAAAAAACCCCAGTTTCAGCCTGTTGGCGTGTTTTATAACTACCACCAAATCGCTTACGCCGTCTTTAAAACCTTCTGCGCGCATTTTGGCGTATGCCGCGCTGATACGGCGGGTATCTTTGAGCGTGCTTAAAAATTTAAGCGCGTTGGGTACTGCAAAATAGAGCATCGGCAGTGTTGCGGATTGGAAATCTAAAAACGTACAGATTTCTTTTTGCAAGCCGTGTTCCAAATCTTCGCGGTGCGGTTTCAGTTTTACACCCATTGCATAACATCCGTATTTGTTAAACATATTTCTCCTTTTAGGGGCGACGGCGCTCTCCCGTAAACGCCGCCGCCCTTGGGCTTACTCGCCCGCCGCCCCGGTATCGGCGGGTTCGTCTATGATTTCTGCGGAAACAACGCCGCCCTGCGTCGGTTCGTCCAACGGTTGAACATCCGCGTAATTGACGGCATCGGGTTGTTGCGCTTGGTGCGCGGGGCGATCGTATTCTTTATTGTCAATTTCAATGATCCGCTCCATTTCCGGCTCGCCAATAAATTCAAGTTTGCAGGCGCGGCGCAAAAGTACCTTCTTCATCATTTCGCCCGTCCACATAACCCACGGCCCGTATTGGGCTTTGGATGCTTTTTTTGCTTTATCAATTTCTTCGCGGCTCATTGTGTGGATGCAGGAATATTCCCGTCCGTTTTGCGTCCACGCCATATACACAAAACCGCCTGTTACCGCGTCAAAATCCGACCGTACGGGCTTTGCCGGCTTGTAGGTGTATTCTGTGCGGCCGCTCTGGCTTTGGTAGCTGAAATCGTCGCCGTTCCATAATAGGTGGACTTCAACGTACGCGCCTTTGCGTAACTGGCGGATTTTGTATAAGTAGCCCTTGTAGCCGACGTGATACGCTAATTCGTTTCCGTATTTAGTCAGGTACGCCAACTGGTAGGCATTGACGGGTAAGCCTACATCAAGCGATGTTTTAAAGGCTTCCGCAATAGATCCGCGCGTACAGCGTACCAGTTCTTCTTTCTTCATCTTTTTGCATTGATAAACGAAAGATAAAATTCGGTCGTTGAGATTTTGCACGGGGTTGGTAATGAACTTGGCCGACTGACTGAGAGTCCGCAGGTACTCGCTGATTTCGCGCGCCCCGCTGACAAGTCCGTCTGCGTCTTTAATAGCAAGTTGAGTATTATTTTCCATAATTAATTCCCCATTTCGGCCATTTCTTTATCAAAGGCAAACGAAAAAGCCGTATTTTGATACCCTTGAAAGGTATGATGGGCAAGTTTCGTTTTCCACGCGGCAGGGTTGCCGAGGCCCCATTGGCTGTACCGCTCGTTGATTTCCGCCAGTACGCGGTCCACATAGTACACGCAGGTTTCCAAATCAACCTGATCCACTACGAACAGACGGATGCGGTTTTCTTCGCCCTCTGCTTGGCTTTGGACGATGAAAATCATTTGGAAGGGCATTTCGCCGTATTGGGCTTGGACGGCCTTACACTGCATACCCGCATCCCAATGCCACCCCATAACGTCCAAACCGCGCTCGATTTGGTCGAAACTTTTGCCCGTGGTTTTGTATTCCACGATAAGTACGCCCTCTTTAATTCGTTTAATTAAGTCCAGTTTGGCTTTGAGGGGTAAATGGGTGGCTTTGTCCGTCCAAAAGAAAGCCTGCTCAACGCTTGCTCCGGCAAGCAGGTCTTGCACGGGCTTGTAGCTTTTAAGCGTTTCAATTTGGAGTTTTGCCAAGTCGTACTCGCTTTGTTTGACGACGGTTACGCTAGGGTTGTCCGCGATATGCTTTTTAAAAGCCTGCGTATTTCGGGAGGAAAGCCCCTTTCCGTCTTCAATGACGAGGAACTCGCTTTCCGCTTTGTGCGGCTCCAATAAAAGCGTGTGCCGCAGTTTGCCGTTGGCGATGGCATCGTTTTCTTCCACGGGCGTGTGTTTCGGGTTTAAAAGACACCCGCGCCAAAAAGCCATCGGGTTGTCGCGCGTCCACGCGTGGAGCTGCGATTTTGATATAGCCGGATAAGCGAAGTATTCTTTATCTGTCAGCGTGTTCATCTTCACCCTCCGACTCTTCATTATCTTCCGCGGCGTCTATGCTGTTTTGAATGGCTTCCACGCAGTTTGTGGAAAGGAAAATGCCGCGTGTAGGAATAGTAATATCGCCGCTGGATTTACTATGCCGAAGTTCGATTTTGTTTGTATCTGGGCTTTTGGTATCTGCCGCAACGGCAATGGCATTGATAATCGCCCCGCGGTTAAACTCACGCCCGATTGCCGATAAAAGCCGTTCCAAGGTGTTTTTAGAGCGGGTTTTGACCAGTTCAGTAAGTTCTTTGGTGCGTTTGTCGGTTTCTAATTTCCCTTTGTACACCTTTTCACAAGTAGACACGATTCCGTTGATGTTTTGGCGTAAGAGTTCTTTCTGCTTTTCGGTCAAACTCAAATCTTGCGACATAAAACTATTGTTCTCCATATCGGAAACAATGGCCGCTGCGATATCTTCGCAAAGGTCAGAAAAACTATCCCATTCAATAACTGCTTCTAAAATCTCTTGGGTGTTTTCTTTGACGGTTTCGTCAATTTTAAGTGCGACTGCATTTTGTACTCTATTTTCTACGGGTTGCATAGTTATTTTTCCTCCTGTTTCAGTTCCCCGTCTTCAATGACGAATCCGACGGAACCTTCGGCCGATACGCGTTCTTCCCATACTTGGTACCCTTCCTGTACGGCGCGGCGACGTACATAGTCGGTGCTTTGCGGGTCTAAAAGCGACGCGTCTTTGAGTAAAATCACACGCAATTTGGGGTTTTCCGCCATAGCGATATCCATAGACAGCTTTAACTGCTCCGCGGCCGATAACTGTTCGAGCGGTACGCCGTTTAAAAGCAGTTCCCCGTCGCCAAATTCCAAGCCGGAAACGGGCAGATGGGCCGATTCGATGGCCGCGCGCTTTTGCTCTTGCAGTCCTTGCATTTGGGCGGTTAAGCCGTCCGCCTTGCTCTGTGCGGCGCGGAGCGTCTTTTCTTCCAAAGCGCGGTTGTCGCGCAAATCCATAATGCTGTTGATTTGCTCGGCCTGTTTGATTTTTTCGCTGTAAAAAGAAGCATCCTGTGGTTTGTTGTCGCGCAGATAATCCGTAATCGTTCCGATTTGTTCGGCGGCGGATTTGTTTTCTTTTTCAATTTCGGCAAGCCGCGCGTACAGTTTTTTTGCTTCTTCGCCGCGGCGGACGTTATCAGCGAGCAAGGTTTGGCGCATACGTTGCTGCTGGGCGATAGCGGAGTTGGCCGCGTTGATTTCTTCCACTTTGTCAACCAAAGCGGCCACGTCCACGCGCTCGGTCGGCGCGCCGGCGGGGATTACCATATTGGCAAGCCGCGCTTCGCACGTCTTTACGTCGCGGTTGACCTCGGTACGTTGGGCAAACAGGTCTTTATATTGTCTGTCCAGTTCTTCCACGTCCACGTCTAATTTGCAGAGCCCGCGCAGGGTGTCATACTGTTGCTTGGGTGTTTGGCGCATAAAGGCCAACGGGTCAAAGCCCAACATACCCGTAAAGCCGTCCAGTACCGCCTGCGGGCTGCGCATTTGGGCGCGGGCTTTGGTAATCACTTTGATGTTGGTGGTGTAATCGTCGCCGTGTTCGTTGCGTTTGAACGTGCGCTCTACGATGTACTGCTCCACTTCCAGCGTGATTTTGCCCGTTTTCTCGCCGTTGCGGATGGGCGCGGTTTGGATATTGTCCTTGCCTTTTAACGCCCACCAAATAGCGTCCAACACGGTGCTTTTGCCTTGCCCGTTGCGGCCGGTAATTTCCACCACATTGCCGCTTGGGCGGATGGTTACGGCCTTGATTTTTTTGATGTTTTCCACAGTTAGGGAAATAATGCCGTTTGTCATTGGTATGGTCTCCTTTTTTGATTATTCGCGGAAGTTATCCCGCATTTTGTCCTTAAAATCTTCGTACGCGGTGCAAGTCTTGCAGTTTGCCGCGTTCCGGCACTCCGGCTTTTTGCCGCATACCGGTAAATCGCCGTGATCGGGGTTTAAGTGTGCGTGTATATGCTCTTGCAAGGTTGGTGCGCCACGCAGTAAACGCCGCAAATCGGTTTCGTAAACGTCTTTTACCTGCTCGGCAAGCCGTACCGCCTTGGGGCCTTCTGCTGCGCGCCATACCCCGATAAACCCGTCCGCAGTGTGCCGCGCACTTGCGCGGGCCGCTTCTATTTCTTCTTTGGTGTAAGTTCTTTCTTGCATAACTACCCTCGGATGAACTCTTTAAAATCGCGCCAAAAGAGCGGTGCGGCGCAAATAAGCGCGATGTACAGCAAATCCAAAATTGCTTGGCACACGGCCAGTCCTGTTTCGTAATCCATTGCTAAACCTCTCAAATCGTGCGCTATAACGGGCGCACCCGAGCGGGGTAATCATTTCCGCCTGCCTTTGCCTGCCCAGTTGCGACCCCCTCAGTATCGCAACACTACAACCTATCAGAGAGCAAGCTTCGGCATTTCCATACCCCGTTTGTGTTTCAATTCGGGGTAAATTTTTCCCGCCGTTGTAGGGTAGCCTTCACAGGAGGCCGGCGGGAGCCCTTGCGGGCCAAATCAGCGGCAGGACAGATATTCTTCAATGTCCGTCTGTGCGTAAACTGTTTTGCGGTTGACGCGCGCCCGTAAAGGGTTTAAGCCGTCTTTCCCGCGAATTTTCAACAGGTTGGCGGGAGTGCAACCAAGAAGTTCTGCGGTGGCTTCTTTGTCAAACACCAGTTCCCCAATTCCCGGGTGAAAGAAATGCGTTCCTTTCTTAATTGCGCCTACATCTATCATTTGTTTATTCCTCCGTAATTATTAAATTCGCTTATTGATTATCAATTTCAATTTGGTAAAATAAAAGGGCTAGTATCTTTTATGGGGTGGCTGCCCCGATACTAGCCTTGCTGATTAACTTTGAAAGGATTTTGCCCCTTTCAAAAACTGTTTTTTTATCTGTTAATCAGCCGCCCTTTTGGTGGGCTTCGTTCGCGGGTTGCCAACCTGCGCCGTGTTTTTAACTGTTTCTAAACAAATTCTAAACAATTAAATAGGATTTGTCAAGTTTTGTTTCTTAAAATAGAGGTTTTACGACGATGAAAGAAGATAATAAATTAGGAGAAAAGATTCGTCAAGCGATAAAAGAAGCAGGGTTGACTCAACAAAAACTAGCCGATAAGATAGGAACTACTAATCCGGTTGTGAATGTTTGGGTAACTGGTAAGAGAAATCCCACGACGGCTAGTCTAAAAAAAATTGCGGATGCAACAGGGAAACCTTATAGTTTCTTTATGGAAGAAGATTTGGAATTTTCCCGCTCTATGCGTGCTGTTCCGTTGACGGATAAGAATACGATTTCTTTGCCTATTTTGGCAGATGTTCCCGCCGGACTGCCGGAATTTTCCGACGCGGACGTGGAAACATTTTGGGATATACCTCGTTGGGTATTTCCTGGCGCAGATTTTGTTGTAAAATGTAATGGCGACAGTTTGGAGCCCAAGTTGCATTTGGGCGACTACTGTGTTATTCGTAAAACGACGGAGCCCATACAAGGCCGCGCTATGGTTGTAAAAACCGAGCACGGCGTGTGTATGAAGGTTATCAATAAATTATCGGACGGCCACATCCAACTTTGTTCCACTAACCCGAAATATAAGCCGTTTATACCCGATGAGTTAGTTATCGTCGGGCTGATTATTGGCTCGTGGAGCCGCCAAGACAAAGAAAATTGGCTGGGTGCTATATGAGTTTTTGGAAAAAGAAATGTAATGAGCCGTCTAGCCTAACAGGTAAGGAAAAAATCTAACTGCCTGTTGGAGAGTTTATGACAAAGGCCGTACAAGACTATTTAGCCATTCCACTAAAAAGAAAAAAGATACAAACCCTTGACTTTTTTTGCTAAAGTATTTATACTGATATTGTAAATGCTGATTAACTAAGAGCTAGGCAAGCTCGCAGTTTTTCGGCATATTTTTTGCCTTGACTGCTTTGAAAGCCCCTTTCTATCACGAGAGGGGCTTTTTTATGGCTGTTAAGAAAACAAAAACAAAGCTAACCAAAAAACAGGTTAAATTCTGCAAAGAATACCTGCGCACCTCTAACGCTACCGAAGCCGCACGCAAGGCCGGATATTCAAAGAAAACGGCCTATTCTATCGGCTCGGAAAACCTGAACAAACCTGAAATCAAAGAAGAATTAGCAAAAGAAGGCGCAAAAAACGCCGCCAAATTTAACTACACCTTAGAGCAACACGTCGCCGAACTTATGCGGCTTAAAGGTCTTTCGCTTAAAGACAAGCAACACTCGTCCGCTATTAAGTGCGAAGAGCTTATAGGCAAGGTTATGGGCCTTTATGTAGAGCGCAAAGAAGTGGCCCTAGATGTAGAGCCGCGCAACTTTGTGTTTGAAATTGTGAAAGAAAAAAAGAAGTGAAGTTTTATGCAAGCCAAGAAAATAGCTTGTACTACGGTCTTTGAAAAGAATTATAGAAACCCCGCTCCGACGGTTGTCAATGTTGGAAGCGTGCGTTCTAGCAAAAGCTACTCTATCAGGCAATGCCTTATATCCTACGCCCTGCAACACCCGGGGCTACATATTGGGATATGCCGCAAAATAGCCAGCACCTTACAGCATAGCGTGATAAAGCAATTCTTATCCGCCTTGGCTGATTTTGGGGTTTATGATAGGGATAACTTTAACAAATCGGAACGCTTTTACCAGTTTGATTTGAAAGATAGAAACCCAAAGCAAAGCGATATTCTATTTTTCGGCCTTGATGACGTGGATAAGATTAAATCTACCGAGTTTAACGTGCTTTGGCTGGAAGAAGCGACCGACTTCACTTATGACGATTATAGCTTTCTGCTAACACGTTTAAGCGCACCGAAGCCGGAGGGCTGGGAGCAAAACCAAACGATTTTAAGCCTTAACCCCGGCGATGCTAGGGGCTGGATTAAAACAAAACTGTTGCCGCAAAAGGGAGTGGCCTTGATTAATAGTACTTACAAAGATAATCCCTTTCTTTCTGCGGAATACGTTAAAAGCCTTTTGGCTATGAAGGAAACAAACCCCCGGCTTTATAAAATGCTTGTACTGGGCGAATGGGGACAAGCAGAAGGGCGGATATTTGAAAAATGGCAGTTGTACGATAACAGTACGGCACCAAAACACTTTGACGGTGAATTTTTGGGGCTGGACTTCGGTTATAACCACGCTACGGCATTAATCCGTGCGCAGTTTAGGGAGAACGAAGTTTACTTATCAGAAATCCTCTATAAACGGCACATAACCAACACTGAACTAATAGAACTTATGGACGGGGCCGAAGTAAGCAAGGAAACGGAAATCATAGCAGACTGCGCGGAGCCGGATCGCATAGATGATATTTTTTTGGCGGGCTACAATGTACACCCCTCAGATAAGCGCGCGGGCGTGGTAGGAATGATTAACACGGTTAAAAAGTACAAGATTTTTATTCATAAGGACAGTAAGAATTTGCAGGAAGAATTTGACGGGTACGAATGGAAAAAGAACTTGCAGGGCGAGTACCTAGACAAATTAGAGCCAAATAAGCAACACGATGACGCTATTGCCGCGGTTAGGTACGCGGTGTATGAGTACGACAAGCAGGCAAACAGGACATTTTTAACGGTATAGGAAATGAACATCTTACAGAAACTAAAACAGAAATTTTTTACTTCCGGCGCAGGCCGCGCATGGCAAATCATATTCGGCGGGCCTAACATCAAAGCCGGGCCAAATAGCTTTTTAGAGACCAATATCCGCGCTATTGCCACGGCTTGCTGTAACGGGGAACTAAAACTTTATAAAGCAGACGGGGAAGAAATTTCCTACGAACGCAAAGCCAAAGACCCTCTGCTTGATCTGCTTTATCAGCCTTCGCCTTACTTTAACGAGAACATCTTTAAGCAAATCTACGCGTGCCAAATGCTTATTTATGGCAACGTCTATTTTCTTAAAAACGGCCGCGATAACCGGGGGCGCCCTACTTCTTTAATCCCTATCCCTGCGCCCAGCGTGTCTATCCGTAAAGACGGCCGCGGCTATCCTATCGGCTACCGCGTAACCACCACAAACGGAGCTACAAACTTTGAACTTACCGACATTATCCACATCTACGAAGGGAACGCCTATGACTTATTTGAGGGCTTCCCGCGCGCCAAACTGTGCGAACTAGACGCGGAAATTATGAACGCGGCAAAAGTGTTTAACCTTGCCTTCTTTAAGAACGGGGCAAGCGTTGGCGGCGTTATCACGTTCCCGGAAGGCGTGCGCGGCGTACGCAAGGAAGATAAAGAAGAAATCCTGCGCGCGTTTAATGATATGCACGCCGGGGCCGAAAAAGCACACCGCACCGCTATTTTGGAACAGGGCGGCAAGTACGAGAGCTTCAAAACTTCCCATAAAGATATGGAATTTGCCGAAGGGCAGAGATACAGCCAACAACAAATTTTCTCTGCTATGGGCGTGCCTCCTGCCTTGGTGGGCTTGTTTGAATTTGCCCCGCAGTTTAACACCAAAGAACAACAAAAGATTTTCTACGAAACAACCATTATCCCGCTTATGCGCCTGCTGTCTGACGCGATTAATGAAAACCTTATCCCGGATTTCTACAAAGACGAAAGCGTATATATGGCCTATGATTTCAGCCGCGTAAAAGCGTTAGAGGAAGACTGGCTTACCAAAGCGCAGGCCTTGCAGATTTTGGCGCAGAAATTCCCGCTTAATGAATGCAAAAGGGCCTTGGGCTTGCCTTTCTCTGATGTAGCCGGCGGCGATGAAGTGCCGGATCCTATCCTTTCGGCGTTTGGCTCTTTGTCTGCCCCTGCTATGCAACATAAGGGCGTTAAGAAATTGCGCATTATCGAGCCTACGGACGCACAGCAACGCGCCCATAAAGCCGCTAAATTAAAACTTTATGAAGAACTAGGACCGGTTATGGAAGAAGCGATGAAGAAGCATTTCTCCAATCAGCATAAACTGGTTAAAGACTGGTTAGAAAATGGGAACAAAGACACCGCACTAACCTATGACGCAGTATTTGGAAGCCAAAAAGACCAAGTTAAAGCCTTGCTTCTGCTTAAAATACCCGCGCTTTCTACCATTTTTAACGCAGGGCTTGAATTTGAAAAGGGGTACGTACAGAGCCTTAACCCGAACAAAGATTTTAGATTTACGGGCAAAAAGGATATGCAAGACCGCGTTAGATTTTGGGCCGAGAAATACGCGCTTAAATGGGCCGACAGTATTGAACATACCACCCTTAAAGATTTAGACGCTATCATTAAAACCTTAGTCAAAAACGGGGAAAGCAACGAAACCATAAACCGCGCGGTATTGGCTTTCTTCTCTGAAAACGGCTACGAGCCAACGGACGACGCAAACGGGCAGACCGTATATAATCGCGTGCGGACCATTGTTCAAACCGAAACCTTAGCCACGATTAGCGAAAGTGCGCTTGACGCCTACCGTTCTACCCCGTATGTAACTGGCAAAAAGTGGATCTCTACAAAGGGCGTTATCGACCACCATGTAGGGCATTTAGAAATGGACGGGCAAACTGTGGGTATCAATGAACTTTTTATAAACCCGATTACGGGCGACGAAACAGAAGCCCCGGGCAGATTTGGACTTGCAGATCAGGACATTAATTGCTTATGCGATATAGGGCCGCAAGTTTTGGAGGAAGAATAAATGGAAAACTGTAAAACCTTTACGGGTAAAAAGTCCTTCGATATTGCAGAAGTAAAGGCGGTATCTGAGGGCGGCGTAGTACGCATTAGCGGGTACGCAAATACAAAGTATGTAGCCGACAGATACGGGGACATTCCTATGCCTTTCGGCCGCAATTATGTGTATGAATTGGAAGATTACAAGAAAAATCCTGTTTTAATGCTTGACCATTGGGGAACCGTTAAAAACATTGCCGGGGGTGTAACCGAAATCCACGAGGACGAAAAAGGCCTCTACTTTGAAGCCACCCTGTCTAATAGTGCTTTGCCGGAAGTAGCGCACGCCCGAAAACTCATTGAAGAAGGGTTTTTGAAAACAGTTTCTATCGGCGGGACGTGGTTTTATGAGGACAAATTAAACGAAAGCCACCTGACCCTCGCCAAAATTTACGAAATTTCCCTTGTGGCAATTCCGGCAGACCCTAACGCTACTTTTACCGAAAGAAAAAACGCGGAAGAAACCACGGAGCCGGAAACCGCAAAACCCGAGGATAAACCGCAAGCGCAAGAGGCTAAGCAAGCGGACACCGAAGCCAAAGCCGAAGAAGCGCAAGCGGTAGAACAGGCATTAGAAAAGATGTTTGTTTTTGAGGCCCAAAACAAAATCAAACAGTTTGAAGCAAAACTTAAAGGCCCGAAACAGGGCAAGGAGTAACTAATAATGGAAGAACAAGTGAAAACCGCCCAAAATGGGCTGGACGCGTTAAACGCTAAACTTGACGATGTGCTTTCCGCCGTCGCCAAGTCCGACGAAAACGCAAAAGCCGCTATGCAAAAAGTAGCGGAACTGGAAGCGCAGGTTGCTTCTCAAAAAAATATGCAGGATATTTCTTTTGTTCCTGCTGGCAAAAAAGCCGATGAAAAGGAATTGAACAGCAAAATCAAATCCTTTTTGAACGATGTTAAAGCTGCCCGCTTTGGTGCTACCAAGGCCGCCTTGCAGGCTGGTGCGACTCCCGGCTCTTACTTAGTGCCGGAAGGTTTTGTTCCAACCTTGGTTGATTTGCTCGCCAAACAGCCTTCTTTCATCAGCCGCACCCGCATTTTGCCTTGGGGCTTGGACGGTAACACCCGCCAAATCCCTAACTTAGCGGCTCGCCCGAATGTTTCCAAAGTCGGCGAAGGTGCTTCTAAACCCGTATCTAACCCGGTGTTTGGACAGTTTACGCAGGTATTAGTAAAAGCCGCCGCTATCGTGGTTTTAACCAAAGAATTGGCGGAAGATAGCGCGATTGATATGGCCCGCTTATTGCCCGATATTATCGCCCCGGCCTTCGTGGAATACTACAACAACTGGATCTTTAACGGCAACGGCGATGAAAACCCGGGCATTTTGACCGCTTCCGGCGTTCTTAATCCGACGGTTGCCTCCGTTTCCAGCTTGCTGGCCCTTAAAATGGCCGTGCCGGATCACGTCCGCGCCAGCGGCTCTTTCTTCATCGATACCGCGCTTTATGGTGAATTGGCCTCGTTGAGTCGTTCTGCCGCGCCTGCGTGGTTGTATTACGAAGAAGGCGAAATGCGCATTGACGGCTCTGCCGTTGAGCCTGTGGAAACCGCGCTTATCGGTGCGCGCAATGCTGTGTTCGGCGATTTGAACAACATTATCTTTTCGCCGAGAACGGATATGACGGTCAGATATAGCGAAACCGCCGAAGTGGTGGACGGATCTACTACCCATCATCTTTTCCAAGAGAACAAAGAGGCTTACCTCTTTGAGTCCCGCGCCGCGCTTACCGTTATCGGTAGCGTTTGGGCCAAAGCGACCGTTCCGGCCGCCTAAGCCTAGTCAATTATGGGGCGGTGGTAAAAACGCCGCCCCAATATAGGAGCAAGAAAAATGAAAGATTTTACCCTTAAAAGATATGTAGTAAAAAAAGCCTTCGGCCCTTATAAAGAAGGGGCAGTAGTAGCCTTTCACGGCGAGGACGCTAAACGCTTCGCTGAGAATGTAAAAGAATTGAAAGAGAAGGAAGCCGAAAAATCCGCCGATGAAAAAAATGGCGGCAAGGCTGGAACTAAATAATTTAATGCGGGCGCAATATGGAACAAGAATACTTAATTCCCTTAGATAAAGTGAAACAAATTACCGGGGCCGGAACTGATGCAGAAGCGGCGGCGCAGATTAACGCCGTGCAAGAGATGATAGAAGCATACCTTGCTGTCACGCTTATTAAGACCGACTACACGGACGAAAAAATCACTTTTCCCTATGGGTGGCAGTCTGTCTTGCGTCCGCGTTTTGCTCCGATTAATTCGGTAGCGCAAATCAATTTCTTAAAAGCCGACGGGGAATATGCACCGTATCAAGGGCATTATGCCGTAGGAAAAATCAGCGTGGAGCTACTTTGTGGACAACACCCGGGCCATATAGCCGCGGCGCAGATAAGCTATAACGCAGGGCTTTATGATAACTTTTCCCAAGCACCGGCCTTACTTAGCCAAGCGGCTGAAAAACTGCTTGCTTGGAACGCAAATCCCGACGCATTAAACGGCTTTGCCTCTGAACATTTGGGCGATTATAGCTATACCAAAGGTGCAATGGTGCGCGGCGTGCCGGAAGTTATCGCGGGTATGCTTGACGGAGTTAAAATATGAGCTTTAGAGGCCTGTTAAATGATACCTGCGACATCTTAGCGCGCGTAGAAGGACAGGACGAAGCGACGGGACAAACTGTAAGTACATTAGAGCCTGTGGCGCAGGGCATTAAATGCGCTTTTCAAAATGGCGGCGGTAGCATTGACCGTACAGGCCGCATACAAACGGGGAACAATACGGACAGAATTTATTTATTCCCGCTTGATTTTGACCTTAAAAAGCATTTTCACGTTATCGCGGTACGCGGGGAACAGTATAACATTACCGAATTAACCGATTTAGGCGGGCGCAAAAGATATATGCGCGTAAATTTAGAACGGGTGGCACTTGATGATTAGGCTAACTACTAAAAATTTTGAGAAGGTACGCCAACGCCTTGAGCAAAAGGAGCGTTCTATGCTTGACGCTATGGTTAAAGCACATAGCGAACTTGCGTCCCAAGCATCCACCAAATTAAAAGAAGGGCTTTCACAGCGTGCCGGACGGGATCAAAAAGACCCGAATTATTCCAACAGCCCAAAAGGTGCTTTGCCTTACGGCCACACTATGCGCCTAAGAAATAGTATCGGCTTTAAGATTATGTTAGCCGCCAATAAAGTAACAAGCGAAATCGGATCGGGCGCAAAGAATACGCCCATTAACTACGCTAAGTATTTGGAAGGGCACAACGGCGACGGGATCAGACCGTTTCTTTGGTATGTGGAGCCTATCTATAATTCTCATAAACTTTTAGCGCGATTTTGGCAACATTACAGGGCTTCGCAGACTAAGGGGGCATAAGATGATAGAAAGCATTATTTACGGCGTTCTAAAAGCAGATACGCCCCTTCAAAACATTTTAGGGGCTACGCAAAGCGACAGCAAAATATACCCGGATAACGCAAACCCTGGGAATTTGCCCTGTATCGTTTATTATGCGGATCAGCCTACAAACCCCAACAATGAGCCTTGGGGATATCAGCAGAATATAACCTTTGAATTTTGGGCCAAAACAAAAACGGAGTCTTTGGCTATCCGAGATCGGCTCTATACGATTTTTAATAAATTTGACCGTTTCTTTAATTCTTCGGCTATGGCCCAAGGGATTATTATCCGCGAGTGCCACGCAGTACCCGCGCAGTTAACAAACAATTTCCAACTGGAAACGGAACAGGCGATAAACGCCGTAGTCAGTTTTGATTTTCAATTCACAAAGTGCGCACAAGCGCAAGGAGAGTAAAAAATGGCAGAACAGCAATGTCAAAACACCGTTTTAGGCGGTGCTAAAAGCGTAAAAATTGCGCCGCTTGGCGCGGAAAAAACGGCCGCTATCGATTTGGGCTTTACCAATGGCGGCGTAACCTTAACGGCGGCGGTAGAAAAGACAGACGTAGTAGTCGACCAAAGCGCGGTACCTGTGCGCAAAATTGCTACGGCTGCACAATACACGCTGTCTATCCCGTTGGCAGGTATCACGCCGGAAAACTTGGCGTTAGCCTTTGGCGTGGAACTTGACGGAAGCGGTATCGCTACTTTAACCAAGGAAGCCTATTATCAAGTATGGATCGACACCGACGGTCCAGTAAATAACAGCGGCGTAAAAGCAACCCGCGAATTTTACTTTGCCAAGGTGTCCTTTAACGGAACGGGCGAAATCGCTTTGTCCCGCACCGACCAGCAGACCGTAACCTTGGAAGGCTCTATCGTAAATTGCCCCACGGAAGGCAAAAACACGGGCTTTATGTCTGTAAACGACACCTACGCGGGGGCCTAATGTTCAAATTCTTTTCTTCAAAGAAAGAGTTAGACATCACGGACGCTTTGAACAAGAAGCGGGCAACTATCACTATCGGCGGCGAGTCGGTAGTGATAGAAGCCTTTAAACTGGGCAAGGCGTTGGAATTGTTCGCGGCGTTAGGCAACGCGACAGAACTGGTAAAGCTGGCGGGTGGGGATATAACCGCATTAAACCGCGCTTTACTGGTTAAAATGCCCGTTATCCTGCACTTTTGCATTCCAGGCAAACAGATAGACCCCGACCGCGTAACCTTGGCAGAATTTGCCGATTTGCTCCTTGCGGTGTGGTGCGTCAATGATTTGGAGCGTATTTTTGCAAATTTTTACCGGGCAACGCAGTCGATACCACAACTAACGCAGGGTTTGGCGGCGTTGCAAAAATAATAAATGAATTTTTCGGGCAGAAAATAGATGATTTAAGTCTTACGCAGATAAACGCCTATGTTTTGGAATGGGCCAAAGCGCAAAAGGCGGAAAAAGAGGCCTTGAAGCATAAAGGGCCTACTACGCGGCTAACAGGCAACGAAAGCCTTGGGTCGCTAAAAAAACTAGGTTTCAAAATAGGGAACAGAAGCAATTAAGACTTAAAAGGAAGCAAGGCGGCTAAAAAATGGATAAGGATAGCACCAAAAACTACCGCCTCTAATTTTTCCATAAAAGAGGCTTGTTTCCAGTCCTTGCCATAATTAGCTTTGAAGATATCGTTTAGTGTCATACCTATATTGTAATGAATAAAAAGGATTTTTTCAATGGCAGAAGAAGAAAAAGCAGTTATAGTCATTCAAACTATCTATGAAAACAAAGGCGAGCTAGAAGCCAAAAAGGGAATGGACGCCGTTGCTAAAAAAGCCGAAAAAGTGGGCCAAGCAACCGTTACCGCAGGTAAAGAAGGCTCTAACTCTTTCAATGTCTTGCAATCCGGCGTGGCGCGCTTTGCGGGTGCGTTGGCCGCCGCAAAGGGCGTTATTGATTTCTTTGCTTCCAGTATTGCGGAATACCAAGAACACGCCCGAAGCGTGTCTATGCTTGCCGCGGCCTTTCAAAATGTGGGATATACTGCTTCCGGGGCTATGGCGCAGGCTAAGGCATTCGCTGATGAAATGGAAGCCTCCACAGGTTTAGCAGGGGAAACATTCCTAAACGCCCAGCGCACCTTGGCAAATTACAAAGTTGTCGGTGTAGAAGCGCAAGAAGCAATCCGCGCCGCTTTTGCTTTATCTTCTAACCAAGGTATGAACTTTGAAAACGCGCTTATGCTTATCGCTCGCGCGGCCGCAGGATCTACCTCCGCCCTTTCCCGTTATGGAATTACGCTTGACGAAAATGTAAAAGAGGGCGATAAATTCGCCGCGGTAGTAGGAAAAATAAACGATCAGTTCGGGGCTTCCGCGCAGGCTACTATGGGGGATATGACTTCCAAGGTAGGCGTTTTGAAGGAAACTTGGGGAGGATTTAAGGAACTTGTAGGCGAAGGGCTTTCCCAAGGGCTTACACCCGTTTTAGGCTGGCTTACTACGCTTATGGAGTGGTTGCAGAAAGGTTTTGTTATTCTGTCTAACGGTTGGGGGCTTACTTTTGATCTTATAAACATCGGCGCAAAGTCTGTTGAGGTTGCTGTAGATGGTATTATTTTGGGTTTCCGAAAAGCAATTACTGCGGCGGCTGAACTGGGCAACAAAATAAAGCTAGTATCTGATGAGCAAGTAGCGGCGGCGCAAGCCGCAGAAGAACGCGCGGCGCGTGAAGTGGAAAGTGGCGTGCGCCAAATTTCTACTCTAAACCGAATGAAAACGGAAATCTTTGACCTATCCAAGTTAGAAAATAAGGTTTCGGAAGAACAGCAAGCAGGGCTTGACGCACAGGCGGCTAAAATTAACGCTTTGCGCGGAGCGCAAGAACAAGCGCTTGAAGTGACCAAGGAAAAGACGGACGAATTAAAGCGGCAACAGGAAATTTTGGATAATATGGGCCTTTCTTCTTCGGAAGATTTGAAAGGCTGGGATAGGAACGCAAGCGAAAGCGAGAAAGGGCCTACACCGTTAGAAACATTTGCAGGCGGCGCGAGCCAAGTAGCTACGGCAGAAAATGCCGTTATGCAATACGAAGCGGAATCCGAACGCTTGGAAGAATTGCGCGCACTTAAACAGCAGTACATAGACCAAGAAATCACGGACGAAACACTCAAACAAGAAGCCTTGCGCAACCTTGAACAGCAATACAACACCCAACGCCTTGCCAATGACAAAAAATCAGCCCAAGCAAGACAGCAAGTCTATGGCTCTATGTGGTCGGCTCTTACGGGTTTGGCTTCGTCTGAAAATAAAAAGGTGGCGGCCGTTGGTAAGGTTGCAAGCATTGCTCAGGCCACTATGTCTATGTTCACAGGTGCGGCCAAAGCCTTAGAATTACCCTTCCCGGCAAACCTTGCGGCTGTAGCCACAGTATTAGCACAGGGGGCGGCGTTAGTTTCGCAAATTGAAGCTGTAAAACTTGCAAAAGGCGGTTTAGTGAAAGCGGTTACGGGTGGCGTGCCTGCTGTTATTGGCGAAGGTGGCTCTGATGAAGCTGTACTGCCATTAGACAACAGCCGCGCTATGCGCCGCATAGGTGGGGCTATCGCGGAAGAAAGCGGCCCCGCCGGGCTTGCTGGGGCCATTACGGTAAATGTAAATGTTACGGCAAACGGAGGCCTGCCAGCCTTTCTAAACGAACTTACAGAAGCCACGCAAAACGGCGTTACGGAAGCGTTAAGATACGCAAACGTCGCAGTTAAAGCGGGCAACGAACAAAGCGGGTATAGCGTATGATTAAAAAACCTTACATATTTTTAAGTCAAAATTTTTCGCGCCGGGTAGTGGACGGAAACGGAAACGATATTTCCGGCCAGCTTAACAACATTGATACGGTGGCCTTACCGCTTACGCTTACCTTCTTTCTCTCTGACAGGTGGGGTACGATTAAAAACCACAACCTAGATACGCTTATTTTGCGCGATACGAATTTACAAAATATCAGCATTGAAGCCGCAGACAGCGCAGGTAACTATTCGGAACTTTTCAATGTGCAAGGCAATACGGACTCTACGGTTATGTTCTCGGCCCCCGCGCCTGTAATTACTTCTTCTTTGCGCATTACCATTCCGGCAGAGGGAAACCCGCAACAGGTGCAAGTGGGGCAAATTGGATTTTTTAACCACATCACGGATCTGTTTGCCCTTACTGACGGAAACTTTAAGAGGGAAACAAACCAAGGGAGCTACCGCACGCTATCGGGCGATATTGTTTTTTATGGTGATTATCAAAAATGGGAAGCCAAAATCAAAATAGAAAACCTCCCGCAAGAGCAGTTTGACGCGCTGAACGCGGCTATTATGGCAGATAATGCCTTGACGGTTATTCCGTTTAAGGATTTTGATCCGACGGCTATCTATGAGTGCTATGTTTCGCCCGAATTTTCCTATGAGGTTGATAGAAAAACGGCCCTGTATTCGGCCACTTTGGAGGCAAAAGAACTATGACCGAAATCCCGGCAGAATTGGCTGCTGTTATTAAAAGCGGCGATTTGCGCCAGCTTAAAGTATTTTGCACGTTCTACCGAAACAAGTGGGACGCGGAACAGAACGTTTTTAAATTGGAAGAAACGCCCCTTGATATTACGGAACAGGTTGTAAAGTGGGGCACGCTTTCCACTAAACTAGACGTGGGCGAAATCAGCGAGTTTACGGCAAGCAATATGACGCTGACCCTGTCGGACCCGCACAACCACTTTGTGGAAGAAACGCCGGAAAGTTATTTCCCGGCCGGATATCAAATTTATGGGTCGCGCGTGGATATTTCCTGCGGGACAGAAACCGATAAAACGCCCTTATTTAGCGGTGTAATTAAAACACTGCCGAACTATACGCCGGAAAAGTATCAGCTGTCTTTGACGCTGGTGTCGCCCTTGGAGCTGTTAAATGATGTAGAGGCAAAAGAGTACAGTGATAAAGTGGTGGGCGAAGTTTTAACGCTGGACCACAAAGAAGATGACAATCAACCCGTATACAAAACGGCTAACCTGGGCGTGGGCGGTTTTAATGCGGTATATGCAAATGGTGTCAAACTGTATGAGGGCGTGGATTACGAGGTGTCAAATGTTAATGAGGCTAATTCTGTAGCTTTTGTACAAATTACCAAAGCAGATTTTTACAGTGCGAACATAACGGCCGATTATTACTGCTGGAAAAGAAATAAGAGTATTGAAAACATCTTAAATGAACTTTTGCAGGTTGCTGGATATCAAGTAGAAGATATGGATATATCTTCTGTATCTTTTAACAGCCAAATTAGGAGCGAAAAAAATTTATCTGCTTTAGCCAGTTTGGGGTTTATTGGTAAAAATGGAAATTATATTGAGGACGCCGGAAACCATTTTTTCTGGGGAACAGTTGTAGATAATAATTTTAATCAACCTAATGCAAGAACGAGTATATTTCCAAATAGGTTTATCATTAATTTGTCATTTGGTGGAAACCATATAGATTACAGTGATTGCTCGTATGTTTTTGGAGATTTGAATAGTAATTTGACGCACAATGGATGGTATAACTTACAGGACAGTGTTGTAAGTGGACTATGCCTATATAAAGAAAGCACTAGGATTTTTGCGTATTGGCGGTTAAATGGGCAAACCGTGCGAAGCTATGAATTCTCTACTCGTAATTATTCTGTATCAGTAGAAAAAAATGGAAACAACTACTCGGTTACAATAAACGGGATTACGGTATCGCAAGAGTTAGATTTTGAAATGCCAACAAATAAAAAAAACGAGGGCGTGGTTTTTGACTGGAGAAGCACATTGTCTAGTTTTTCATTAACCGCCCTTGATAATAATGGTTCAGTTATTGCGGTTCTGGATAAACCGGCCTTATTACTCATGCCACAAACAGATAACTCGTCGGCAGTGGTTTGGAGTGATTTTAAGGCCGACTTTTCAAATAAAGATATTCAGTATACCACCTTATACCGCATTTCTAATGACAATGTAAATTGGGGAAATTGGATTGAATTTGACTCAGCAAATGGGATATCTGTTAATAGTGTTTACATCCAATTTCTAACAAATATAGTTACACATCCGACAAATGCTTCAACTGATATTGATTATCCGAGATGTTATTTTTTATCCGATGCCATAACATTAAACTTTATAGACCTATCCGGCCAAACGGTACTTGATGTTATTAAAGATTTAGCCCTGATTTCCGGCTATGAGTTCGGCATTGACCGAAACAACGTGTTTTTCTTCCGCCCGCGCACCAAGCGCAACAACCCGGTTTATATTTTGGACGAAAAAGAACTGGTCAAAATAGATACCGTCCAACGCGATGTTAAAGAATTGGCGACAAAAATCACGCTTAATTTTGCCGCAATTCCGCTGGAATTTTACGCCAATACGGGCGACAGGCCGACTGCCGTGGACCGTTACGGCGTGATAAACCGCGATATTGATAAACCGCAAATCATAAACTACGATAACCCGGAACTCGCGCAGGCTATCGGGCCGCAGTTGTTGGCGATTTATTCCGCCCTGTCAAATACTATCACTTGCACAGGCAAATTTAACCTTTCATTGGAATTGGGCGACGTGGTAAACCTGCAACGCGAAATGCCTCTCACGGTACCGCCAAATTACGCCGATTATACCAAGTACGAGCGGCTAAACACCTTTTACCGCGCGTGCAAAATAACCGGCTTAAATTACGATTTTGCCAAACGGCAGATTAAATACACTTTGCGCGACGTTTCCAACAAAAACAACGCGCCGGAAAAAGAATTTTACGAGTATCAAACCATATTCCCAACACCGCTGGACTATAAGGAGTAAGAAAAATGAAAATTGATGATAAAGTAGACGCAGTATATATACCTGATAGCCCGAGCCGGATCAAGGCAACGGACTACAACCAAATCAAAAACGAAATCCAAGGCGCGATAGAACTGGCCGGTATGGAGCCGGAAAAAGATGTTATTCAGTTTCCAACGGCCATTAAACGGTTAACGGAGCAGAGTGGTGCGTCCGAAATGGAAAAGATTACGGCAGAGGGCACAAAGCAGGTTGGAATTGTTACTGCCACCGGGACGGCACAAAAGGCCGCGGTAGAAACTGTCGGCGCGGAGCAAGTATCGGCTGTTGAGGCGGCCGGCGCGGCGCAAAAGGACTCCGTCAATACGGCCGGGCAAACTCAGTTAAGCGCGATAAACAGTGCGGGTACCGCACAGACGGAAGCCGTCAATACGGCTGGTGCGGCGCAAAAAACGTCCGTGGAAGCGGCGGGAGAAGAACAGATTAACGTCATTAATACGCAGGGCGGAGCTGCCGTGCAGGAAGCTAAAAACTGGGCCAGCAAAACAGACGGCCCGGTGGAGGAAGACCTTTATTCGGCTAAAAAATACGCGCAGGACGCGGCGCAAAGCGCGCAAAATTCCCGTGGACTCGCCATCGGGCAGTTAGTGTGGAGCCAGTCCTCATTAGCCAAAGACAACCCCGGATGTTTGCCGGCTTGGACAGGCGAGTATTATCCTAATGCCGCCACGCTGTACCCCGATTTTTACGCGTGGGTAAAA